TATTAAGAGTTTAGATTTAATTGACCAACATATTAAATCAGTACTCGAGACTGGTAAGCTGGCTGAAGGACAGCACGAGTTCTATCAAGATACATACAACGATTAAAAACAAGGGAGAAACCAAATGGATTCAGAAACGAATAACCAAATGGAAGTAGCGTTCGAAAGAGCACAAGCAGGTTCGCCAGAAGAGGCGACAAATAAAATCCTTAATATGTGGGAATCAGAAAATGACCAACCTACAAACGAGGAAACCGAGACTACTGTTGACGAGGAAGTAGTTGAGGAAATAGAGGAAGATGAAGTTGAAAGTGAGTCTGAGTCTGCGGAAGTAGAAGAGACAGACGAACCAGTAGAGGAAGAAGGTGAAGAGCTAGTAGAAGAGGAAGAAGAGACTGAAGAGACTGAAGAGTCCAGCTATACTATTAAGGTAGATGGTGAAGAATACGAAGTTGATTTAGACGAACTCAAGGCTGGTTACCAAAGACAATCTGACTATACTCGTAAGTCTCAGGAAGTAGCTGAACAACGTAAAGCCAATGAAGCAATTCAAGCTGAACGTCTTAAGCTAGAACAAGAGAGACAAATGTATGCTAATGGGCTAAAGGTGTTGAAAGACACACAACAAGCCAAGCTGAAAGAATATAAGGATATTGATTGGAACACTCTTAAAGAAGAAGACCCATATCAATATATGCTTAAGAAAGATGAGTACCGAGATGCTCAGGCTAAAGTGAGAAATGCTGCACAACAACAGAAGATTGTACAGCAACAACAAATGGCACAGATGCAAACACAACGCGCGGAGTTTGTACAATCTGAATATGCTAAGTTGATTGAAGCACTGCCTGAGTGGGATAACAAAGAATCAACTGTTAAAGATGATATTAGGAAGTTTGCTATTGATTCAGGATATGCTCCTGAAGAAGTTGATGTATTAGCAGACCACCGTAGTGTTCTTATTCTTAAGAAGGCTATGGAGTTTGATAAGCTAACTAAAAAAGTAAAGCCTAAGAAGAAAGCAGTAAAGAAAGTTCCTAAGGTGCAGAAGTCTGGAAGAGGTAAAGTTAAATCTGAAGCAGCTAGTGATAAAGCCAAGAAGAAGCGTGCAAGGTTAAGGAAGTCAGGTAAACAAGATGATGCCGCTTCCGTATTTTATGATATGTTATAATAAAGGAAAATAATATGGCTACTAATTTTGAAACTTATGATGCACAGGCAATTCGTGAAGATTTGTCAGATGTAATTTACGACATCAGTCCAACGGATACTCCGTTCCTATCTGGTATCGCAAAGAAAGGTAAAGTAAATAACACTTACTTTGAATGGCAGACAGACGCTCTAGCAGCAGCTTCTGGTACTAACTACCACGCTGAAAGTGCAGCAGCTGGTACTGCAGCTACAACTGCAACTACTCGTCTTGGAAACTACACACAGATTTCTAAGAAAGTTGTTGAAGTATCAGGCACTCAGGAGACTGTTAACAACGCTGGTAAGAAGTCTGAGATGGCTCACCAGCTAGCTAAAGCCTCTAAAGAAATCAAACGTGATATGGAGACTTCACTACTTGCAGACAACGCTGCTGTAGCTGGTTCTTCAGGTACTGCACGTGAGACTCGTGGTGCTGCTAACTTCATCACTACTAACGTAACAGATGCTGGTACTTCAGGTTCTCACGCTGCTATGGTAGAAGCTGATGTAACTCAGGTTGCAGAAGACATCTGGTCTTCTGGTGGTAACGCTTCAACTATCCTATTAGGTGCTACTAATAAGAAGTTGATTACTGCTATGGCTGGTCGTGCTGACCAAACTCAGTCAGTTGTTGATGACAACAAGACTGTATACAACGCAGTAGATGTATATGTTTCTGACTTCGGTACTTTCAACATTCAGTTGGACAGATACTGTGACCAGGACACTGTATACTTCTTAGACCACGATATGTGGAGTGTTGATTTCTTACGTGATTTCCAGACTGTGGATATTGCTAAAGAAGGTGACTCTGACAAGAAGATGCTTTTAGTTGAGTACGGCTTACGCTGTGGCAACGAAGCAGCTAACGGTAAGATTCGTTACACAACTGGTTAATAGCTAGTTGACCTAGACCCTCACTTCGGTGGGGGTTTACATATTAAGGATAAGATACAGATGGCATTACAAAATCAAATAGTAGAGAATCAAGATGGCTCACTGACCAGTGTATCTACCCAAGACAATTCAGAGATTAGGAAGATTGTTGAAGACAACGCTCTTCTTAAGTTTGACTCAGCCCGTAGTGGTCGAGACCAATACAAAGGTGACTCTCAACTATCACATCGAGTAGCTCGTATTCCGATGCTGGTGGTAGAACAGATGATGAGAGAAGGTATATGGGGAAACCAAGAAAGAATGAAAGAGTGGTTGAATAAACCAGAGAACGCACCATTCAGAACAACTAAAGGTAAAGTATAATGGCACTAAGTACATACACTGAATTAAAGACAGCAATAGCAGACTGGTTAGATAGGTCAGACCTTACTGACAGAATCCCTGACTTTATTACACTAGCTGAGACTAGACTGAATAGGGAACTGAGAGTACGTCCACAGGAAGTACGTTCTACTATGACTACTACTATTGGTAACAGGTATCACGCATTGCCTGGCGGTTACTTAAGTATGCGTAACATCCAACTTAATACTAACCCTACTACACCTCTAGAGTTTATCTCACTAGAGATGTTGGATAGATTATATGGCTCAGACACCACTGGTAAGCCAAAGGCATATTCTATCGTAGGAGACGAGATTCAACTAGCACCTATACCTGATGATACCTATACAGTAGAAGTTGCTTATTATAAGAAATTTGACCAACTAGGTGATGGTACTGGTGGTACTGTAGTTTCTAATTGGTTAACAGAGAATTCACCAGATGTATTATTATATGGTGCTTTGCTAGAGGCAGAGCCTTTCTTAAAGAATGATGAAAGAGTAAAGACCTGGTTAACATTATACAAAGCAGCTGTTAAAGATATTCAGGTTGCTGATAGCTCAGATAGACACTCAGGCTCTACTATGGCAGTACGTTCTGTCTACTCAGGTGTTGAAGGCTAATGCAATCTACCTGGGCAGCTAGTTCAGAAACGTGGGGTACTACGCATATATGGGCTAATGAGACATTCTCCCACAATGCAACAATAGCAGGGACTTCAGGAGTAACAGATAACGCTGTTGCTACTTTTCCTGTTAGTGCTGACATTACACAGATATTATTATCTGAGTTACACGAAGAAGATAGAGTAACTTTACTTAATGGTACACTAGGTTCAGCCTTAGGTTTCAGTACAGATTGTGTATTAGTATTACCAGTATCAGGAACATTAAGTACAACAGGTACAGTTACAGACTCAGCTACACATAAAGCAGTAGGTAGTGTTACATTAGGTAGTAATGTATCAGCTAGTGACTCAGCTAATACAGTATATCCTGCTACAGCTACCTTATCATCAGTATTAGATAATGTTGATGATGAAGATAAAATCACAATATTAAGTGTAATATTAGAATCAAATTATGGTATAATATCAGCATCAGTTCTTAAAGCTATTGGTGTTGCTACATTAGATAATAACACAGGTATTATCAATAATGTTAATTACCCAGAGTCTGCAGATATAAATACAAACGTATCTACATCTTCTGCCTCTAATTTCTTATGGAATACAGAAACAGAATCCTCAGATACTTGGACCACAAGTACAGAAGCCATTACCACCTGGACTGACATAACAGAGGATAACACAGAGTGGGAATAATAACTAATATAAACAGCAATAGGAATAACATATGAACGCAACAAACAACCTAGGACTAACTAATATCTGGTCAGTAACTTGTCTAGATAAAGATGGTAATGTAAAGTGGTCCGAGACAAAGAAGAACTTAATTACAACTGAAGGTCTTAACCATATTCTGGACACACAGTTCCACGCAGGTACTGCAGTAACAACTTGGTATATTGGTCTTAAAGGAGCAGGTACTCCAGCAGCAGGTGACACATTAGCTTCACACTCTACTTGGTCAGAAGTATCAGACTATTCAGGAACTAGAAAAGAATGGACAGAAGGTGCAGCTTCAGCAGGCAGTATGACTAACGCCAGCTCTGTAGACTTCTCAGTTACAGGCACAGCTACAGTAGCGGGTGCATTCTTGGCATCAGCAACATCAGGTACTACAGGTACACTATATGGTGTTGTAGACTTCGCATCTAGTCGTTCAGTTATCTCAGGTGACACACTACAGGTAACAGTAACAGTAACAGCAGCATCATCTTAAGAGGTAAAGTAATATGAGTTTAGAGTCGTTTAATTATATTGATTCACTGAATCAGGCAAATCCAACAACAACAGATAATGTATCAGAAGGTGATGACCACATTAGAGGGATTAAGACTACTCTAAAGAATACATTTCCTAATCTTACTGGTGCATTAACTCCAACACATACTGAGTTAAACTACGTAGATGGTGTAACCTCAGCAATCCAAACACAGCTAGATACACATACAACTAACATTAGTTCTAAGCTACCTCTAGCTGGTGGCACACTAACTGGCGACCTATCACTTGGAGATAACGTCAAAGCTAAGTTTGGTGCTGGTAATGACTTACAGATTTATCACGATGGTACTAATAGCTTTATCCACGACAATGGAACAGGAAACCTACGTCTAAGGGGTTCTAATGTTGGCATTGAGAGTAACCAAAGTCACGATATACTTACTGGTGTTGAGGGGGCAGAAGTTGCCCTTTACTACAATAACGCACAGAAACTAGCCACCACCTCCACAGGCATTGATGTTACTGGTAGAACCACTTTGACTGGTACTGATGGTACTGCTGATGCTGCCTTATATTTAACAAACTCTACACCTACTACTGGTAAGAA